CCATAGGGCTATCTCCATTTCTTTTCCGTTTACGTTTACTTTGCCTCTGTAGTCGGGTTGGTTTGGGTTCGTCTTTTTGTCGTTCTTGAAAATTGCGCCCGTGTTTGTTTTGTTTTCCATTATTTTGGTTTTAAAAGTTACTAATAAAAGCAATGATAAGCGTAAGGCTTACGACTGCTACTAAAATCATTGTACCGATTGCAGCTAATTCCGCGCGGTCTTGTTGTTTTCGTGTTTGTTTAGGCATTTGGTTTTTGAATTTCATTTTAATTTGCGTGTCCTTTACGTCCTTTTTGTCCTTTTGCATACATTCCCAAGAATTGCGGTACTCAGTCGTTAACATTGCTACGCGTTTGGCGGTTGCGCGGGTTGGTTTGCCGTGCGACCATGTATATAGACCTCGTTCGAGTCGTTTAACATAGCCATGTTGTTTCAAAATGTAGAATAAGTCAAAGCGTTGTTTACTAATTTCGCTAAATTTAAACGTGTTTGCTGCGTGCATTTCGTTTAGTAGGTCTTTGTAGGACTCTAGGTTTACTTTTGTTTTCATTGTTCTATTATTTGTACATCAATTTTCACTTTTTTATCCTCGCTTAATATCTGCGCTAAGTCATCGACTAAGTCTTGAATCAATCTCCAGTTGTATGTGGATAGTTTTTCAAGCGTTTGCGTTTCGAAATACTGCTCATAGTAGGTAGTTCCCTCACCTACTCTCATGATTTCACTTTGTATTTTCATTGTTCTTGTTGTTTAAAGGTTTTTATTAATAAAAAAATAATAAATAATTAAACCAATTAGCCCTCCTATTGGCAGAGATAATATTATTACTTCTGATATATTCATTATTCTTGTTGTTTTGAACTTGCCGGAATTTCCGGATAGTTGGATTTTTTAAATTTAATTCCACATCTTTCACAAGTAGAATTACTTGCAATCCTATTATCCAACGGCATATAACCAAACTCTTCAATGTAATCACTCATTGAGGCAGTCCATTTATGCCATCCAAATAAGCATAGTATTCTTTTCATTGTTCTTGTTGTTTAGTTATCATTTCGTGTTTAGATATGTGGCAATTTTTACCCCTTATCCTTGTTTAAAGGTTTTTACTTCGTCTTTTAGTCTTTCTACGTAAAGAGTCGCGTCCATAAGTTCGTCTTGTAAGTGTGTAAGCCATTCTAAGGCGCTTAGGTCGTTTCTTTCTAGTGTAGTGTTATATTTCATTATTCCGAGTTTCGAACGTTCGTTAAAACGGGCCAAAACACGTAACACTATTTTGTCTTCTATTTGTTGTTTCATAGGAAATTATAAAGGGTTTCGTAATACTCGCGGCATAGTTCGACGCGTTCTTTAATTTGTTCTATTACTTCGTCGTCACGTTCGACCTCAAAGACTTTAACACGGCGGTTGTCGGGGATGTGGTCGAAATTGTGGCGCTTTTGTACTTCGTCGATTAGATCCAAACTTTCTTCTAAAAGATTGGCGTTCCAGTGCGCGCGACGGATTTCGTCTTGAACCATGTCTAGCGGTGTGTTGACTAGGCAGTAGACTAGTAAACTTTTTTGTTTACCTGTAAGCCACATGTAGCCCTGTAATTGGTAGTAATAGTCTTTAGTCGGTATTTCTGTAGCAAAGAACGGGAAAGTCGTAGCGTCCCAAGAACTTTTTACGTCTAAAAGTAGGTCGTCCGTGTTTACGTCGGGCGTACCCGTTACCCAGTCGTTGCTAAAATGTTCGTCGTTCTTCAAGATAAAGCCTAAGTCTAGGACGTCGCTAGCTAGTTTAATACTTTCGTCTTCGACTAGGTTACCTTTGTCGGTGTAACGCGAGTTAAACGTTTTTACTATTCCGTATTTTGCTTGTAAGACTTGTTCTTCTACGTATGTCTTAGCCGTTTGGCTTAGTAGTTCGCTTTTTGAACGCGGTGACGTCATTACTTTTCCAAGTGCCGAGCATCGTACTCTAAAAGTATTCATAGGGCTTCGAGCATTTCGGTTTGTGACTCGGTTAAAGTAAAGCTAGAAGTAATTTTTTCCTTAGTTACTTTGCCGTCTACAATTGCTTTGCACGCGTCTTGAAAGCGTTTTGTATCAATAGCGGGTAATTTCTTTACTTGTTCGCCGCTTGCGTCCGTGTCTTTGTCCGTAACAAGTCCTAAAGACGAACTAAGGGCATAACGTCGGTAATATGTAACCCCCGAACCAAAGCTTTGAAAGTCGTTCATACCTTTAAGCGTTACGTGCGGTATTGCAACTTTGCTTTCTAGGTTCTCACCGCTTTCTACGTGGAAAATTAGCGTTACAATGTAATCAATACCCTCTTTAGTGTCTAGCATTTGGGTAAAGCCTAGCCCGTGTTTTTTTAGTAGCGGGTTAATCTTGTCGAAAATTGCGGGTAAGTCGGCGTAAGAATATCCGAAGCCCTGAGTTCCTTTGTGAATTACTGGAACTTCTTGTTGAAACGCTGCCAAAGCTTTAAATAAATTTTTCATGTTCTTGTTTTTTAATTGTTTTGATATGCGAATATAGTCATTATATTTTAATTCAAACTATTTTTTTGCAAAATTTTAATTTTTTTTTTGTACGTGTGTATTATGTACTTCAATTCATCGGGTGTGTACTTGCGCGTTACGTGGGCTTTTTCGTGCAATTCTAGTAAACGTTCAGGGCCTATTCGCTTTTCTATTCCTATTTGGTATTCTAATAAGTTCCCGTGTTTGTATCGGTTGCACGTTACACATTGAGCATGCACGTTGTCTTCGTTAAACGTAACGGCTTTGTGTCCGCCCATACTGAAATAATGCCCCGCGTCGTACTTTTCGCCTAAAGAACCGCCGCAACTTACGCAAGGTTTTCCTTGATCGCGAAGACGGACAAACGTATTAAATACCTTTTGGGCTTCTTTAAGCCAGTCCGTTGTCGTTTTAAGGTCGTTTTTTAGCTTGGCCTTAGTCTTTTTCCATTCCTTTTGCTTTACGTCTTCTACAAAGGCTTTTATACATTCGTCTTTTAAACAAAACTTTTGGTTAAAGCGGACGGGTTCGAACTTGTCTTTGCAGTTTTTACAACGTGGCATCGATGTAGTATTTTTTATATTGGTCTTTCTTAACGTCTACTTCTAATTTCCGTAAGTCCCTAATGTAAGAGGATGCCCACTTAGGATGGACGCTTAACAAGTTGGCAATTGACATCAAAGGGCGAGGCTTTTCTTGTAAGAAAGGTATTAAAAGCAATATCTTTTTTTGCTTAGGTTCGTAAAGCTTGTCGAATTTTTGTTGGTTCATATTTCTACGTTTTTAAATTTTAGTTCGTTTTTTAGTTCGTCGTACGCTACCCTTAATTGCGCGTTGCGTCTAGCTAGTTGGTTTAACTCGCGGTTCAAACTTATTATTTCGTTTTGCATTTCGATTAAAACAAGCTCGGTTTTTAATAGCATTTCTTCGCTATCCTTACCGCCGTTAATGTAGTCCTTTGCGTCGGGTTTATCCTTTTCTAGTTTTAAGCGTACGTTTTTTATTCGTTCGCGGACTACCCAAATTGTATTTTTAGCCCATAAAATTTTTAGATCCAGTTCCATTTTTCTTTTTTTATAATCCACAATATCCTGTATCGCAATCGTTGAAGTCATCGTCAAATAAGTCCAATTGCAATTTATGGTTTTTAATCTTTTCGTAAGTTACTCCGCTTTTAAAAGTGCATCCGTTTTTTTGTTCCATGCGCACAAACCAATCAAACTGCTTCTCGTCTCGTTGGCTCATATGCTTTAAGAATATCTCGGATCGGTGAAAACATCCAACACAATTGTTTTTGTAAGCAAAGCGCACAGGTTTATCTTGCCAATAGTTCTCAATAGTGTCTTTAAATATTCCGTCTTCAATTAGCGGAAAGCGTGTCATTCTATACGGCAACTCTTTCCATTTGTTACGTCCGTTTTTATGTCCTACTTTAAACTTAAAGTTTTCTACTCCGTCAACTGCTCGCTCAATCATTGTTTTGGCACGGCTCATTTCATTGGCTCTAAACCCTATTCTCATTTCAACTGGTAACTCCGTATTTTCGTAGCACCATTGAGCAATTGGTTTTACTTTCATGTCGGT